GCGACCGGGGCGTGCAGCGCCTCGCCCGGTTGTCCGATGCCCTGGTGTTGCCCCGACACTTCGAGGCCGCCGCGCTGGAGCGCCCCGAGGTCGAACGGGCGGTGGCGATCGACCTCTACGACCCCACCCAGGTGGGTGACCCCGGAGACCACCCCGGGCACGTCACGGTGGCCGTGCTGGGCGAGAACGGGGCCGCTCTGTCCACCGAGGCCAAGGACGCCATCGAACAGGCCCTGGAGGCCGCCGCCGTGGCGATCCTGGACGTGCACGTCGTCGACGTCGTCGTGGACACGGTGCCCGTGGCCACACAGGTCCACCTGCTGCCCGGCTACACGCAGTCCGTGGTCACCGAGGCCGTGCAGGACGCGGTCGCCGCCTACATCGACCCGTTGACCTGGGCGTGGGGCGCGGTGATCAGGATCAACGAGCTGGTCGCGCTGATCGACCGCGTGCCCGGCGTGGACTACGTGATCACCGTGACGGTCGACGGCAGCGCCACCGATTACACGATCACCGGCGCGGCCACCCTCCCGAAGGCGGGCACGGTGGCGGTGACCTACGCATGACCACCACCCTGGCGCACGAACCCCGGCCCGGCGACGGGCTGGTGCCGCACATGTCCACCCTCGCCGACCGGCTCTACCGACGACTGCCCGAGATCTACCGCCACCTGGACGGCCGCGACGCGACGTGGACGTTCAAGCGGTACCTGGCGGGCCTGACGGGCGTCGCCGGCGAGGTGGACGACGTGGTGGAGCGCATCCGGGGCGAACGGCCCGTCGGTCCCGCCCTGCCCGAACCCTGGTCGCTGTCGCCCGACGAGCTGGAACTGTGGCGCGCGGCCCGGCGGACGCGGGCGTCCGCGCTCGGCGACCCCCTCCAGGCCGATGCCGCCTGGCTGCCCTGGCTGGCCCAGCTGGTGGGGGCCCGCCTGGACCCGGGGGCCAGCGAGACCGAGCAGCGCGACACCATCCGGTACGCAACCTCCGGTTGGCGTGGCGGCACCCGGGCGGCCATCGCGGACGCCGCGCGCACCGCGTTGACCGGCGGGCGTTACGCCCGCGTGGTCCCGCACACCGTGCCCGGCGGCTCGGGCGGCATCACCGCCGGCACCGTGTGGGACATCACGATCGTGACCCGGGTCAGCGAGACGCCGGACCCCGGGGCCGTGCTGGGCGCGGTCCTGCGCAAGGGCGTCAAGCCCGCCGGCGCGGTGCTGTGGCACGCGGCGTACGAGGCCACCTGGGACCAGCAGGAAGCGGTCTACCCGACGTGGTACCTGCGCGACGCCGCGACCTGGGACCAGCTCGCCGAGGCCGGCCTGGTCTACCGGGCCGTGCCGGGCAACCTGCTCACGAACCCCTCGTTCGAGGTCGACGCGGCGGGCTGGAGCGGTCGCGGGGCGATCTCCACCGTCGGCAGGGTCGCCGGCGGGCTCGACGGGGCGGGCATGGGGCGGGTGACGGTCAGCGCCGACGGCACCGGCGAGGTCTTCACCCCCCAGGCTGCGGTCACCCCGGGCGACTACAACGTCTCGGTGTCGGTGCGCCCGGATCAGACCCGCGACGTCGTACTGGCCGTCGACTGGCTGGACGCGGGCAACGTGCTGCTGTCGACGCAGACCATGACCGAGACCGCCGTACCGGCCGACACGTGGCGACGCGTCGGGGGGGTCTACACGGCCCCCGCCTCGGCGGCCACCGCCCGCCCCTACGTCCAGGTGACGGGGATGCTGTCGGCCGAAACCTACGATCTCGACGCGGCGTTCATGCGGAGGGTGCCATGACGGAGACCCGGACCAGTCGGCACGAACTGCCGCAGTGGGGCAGCGGAGCGGACTCCGGTTCGCGCGCCGACTTCGACGAGGCGTTCGAGAAGCTCGACAACCAGGCCGCCTACGACACGGGCGCGACCCTGTCCGCGCTGCCCGCAGCGGGCAAGGCCGCCCGCTACGTGCTGGTCTCCCTGGCCGGCGGATTCCGCACCCTCTACCGCGACGACGGGACGACGTGGGACGTCGTGGGGGGCAACACCCTGCCCCGCCACGTGCACTTCCGCGCGCTCGACGGGCAGGCGCGCACGGACAACGCGGTCACGTTCAGCCACCCGGACGCGGCCAACCCGGGCGCGACCCTCGGCTACGACGGTTCGGCGGTCCTGTCGGGCACCGTGCGGGTCTACGACGACGACGAGCCGGCGCGGGGCGTGCTGATGGTGGGCACCGACGCGGCGGCCGACCCCGCCGCGCGCGGCCGGGTGCACGTCCGCACCCGGGCGGACGGCGAACAGGGCCTGGTCGTACAGGCGCACGGCGGCGGCGCGGGACACCTCCTGGCGCTGCGCAACAGCGGCGGCTCGACCGTGACGAGCGTGGACGCCCTGGGGCGCTTCCAGCAGCGCAGCTTCAGCGCGTTCGGCGGGGCGGCGCTGTCGGCATCGTCCACGGTGGCCGTCGCCCCCACCAGCGCCACCGACGACGGCATCACCAACGGCCTGCTGCTCTACGGGCAGACCGGTGACGCGAGCGGAAAGACGATCCTCACCGTCCAGCCCGACGCCGCGACCGACACCGCCGCCATCGGCCTGGTGACCCGGACCGGCATGACGTGGGGCCGGCTGCCCTGGGGGACGCCGGCCGGGTCGAACGGCGTGGTCACCCTCGCGGGCAACACCGTGTACGTGCGGGCCTCGGGCAACGTCGACAACGCCGCGTATTTCAGCGTCCGCCGCAGCGACCCGACCAGCCCGGCGACGGAAGCCAACCCCGCCCTCGACACCGGGCTGGTGACGGTCGGGCCGACGGGCATCGGCTCCGGGCTCCCCCTGTCCCTCTCGCAGCGCTACCGGACCGCGTCGGCCACCATGACCCTGTACCGGGTCACGGACTTCGCCGCCGCCTTCCTGGACCTGGCTCGCCTGATCCCCGCCGGCGGGGGCACCGAGACCGTCCAACTCGCTTCGTCGTGGCGTTCCGACGGGCGGCTCAACACCGGGGCGTGGTGGAGGTCGACGGGCACGACCCGCGACGCGCGCCAGCCCGTGTCGCACTGCTCGCGCAAGACCTTCGTGGCCGTCGGCGGCGACGGCGCGGCCGGCGAGGACATCACCACGGACGAGACCTACACCTACACGTGGCCCACGATGACCGTGCGTTCGGCCACCAGCACCGACCTGGAAATCCTGATCGGACTCGAATTCCACCTGCTGTGGCGGCCGGACGGGGTCGTGGACACCAACGGCTTCTACGTGGACACGCTGGTCTCGGTCGACGGCGGCAGCAGCACGGTCGCCGACACCTCGTTCGTGACACCCACCCCCAACGGGACCACGGCGCGCAACGGCTCCAACAACGTCCTGCTGTGCCACCGCAGGACTGCGGTGGCCACCGACAAGCCCTTCGTCGTCCAGACCCGGATCCGCATGACCAACTCTCTCCCCGGAATCCGTCTGCGCACCATCGACCTGCGGGTCCAGGAGGTCATCGTGGAGAACTACGCGGCCATCTGACAATTCGCGGAAACCGGGAGGGGAAAAGAAGTGAACTACTCGACAGTGTCAGCAGAGGACGTCCAGTCGGTCCGCCACCGACGCCTACGCACGCTCGAACTCGACCACGTCCTCACGATGATGGTGCTGGAGGAGAACCCGCAGGATCCGCAGGCCAGAGCGGAGGAGGTGGAGCTGCGTCGTCGCATCGAACTGCACCGCGTCACCCTCTTTCCGCCCGTGCCCGTGGGCGACGAGGGGGACACCCCCGGCTCCGACGACACGGCCGGTGAAGACCGGGCCGGTCCATGAAGCCAGTAGGGGGATCAGGTGGGCGGCAACCGTTCGGGGCGGTACCGACTCAGAAGAATGATGCACAACGTCGCCGTGTGCGTGGCCTACGTCTGTTTCGCGGGGGCGGGGGGGTTCGCGTTCTTCTCCCCCTCCGTCGCCCTGGCGCAGCAGGGCGGAGCGGTCATCGTCTACGCCTACGCCGCGCTGTGCGTGCTCGGCGCGGGACTCGGGCTGACGGGGATCGCACTGCGGCACACCGTCGCCGAGCTGATGGGCGTGGTGGGGGTCATCACGGCGAGCCTGACGTGGACCTCGGCGGTGATCTTCCAGGCGTTCGCCACCGACAATCCCTCGTTCGGCGTGGCCGCGTGCATGGGGTGCGCACTGGCGGGACTGGTTCTACAGCGCTGGCTGGACGCGAGCCGTTCACCGCGAAGATAGGGAGGGGTGGCGGTGGTGCTGCATCTGGCGCAGGTGGTCGAGACGGTGAAGACGGTCGGCGACAACACCACGCTTTTGGGTTCGATCATGACGCTGCTTCTCGGCGGCGGCCTCTTGGCGGGGTACCGATTCGTCGTAAATTTCCGCAAGACCGAGCGCGGTATGGCGAAGGCCCGGATCAGGGAAGCCAACGCGGGCGAGCGGGCCGCCCAACGGGAAGCCAGTCTGTGGCAGGCGCGGTGCGGCGACCTCGAATACCTGCTGCGTGGCCAGGGGGTGGCCGTGCCGCCGCTGTCGCCGGAACTGCGGGCACTCGTGCTCGAACTGGAGACCGCCGCCATGCCGCCGATCGAAGACGTCACCGACGAGGACACCGGGAGGACAGCGTGAGCGAGAACCCGCATCAGGCACCGCAGAGTCCGGAGAGGGTGCAACGCCGCACGCGCTGGTGGGCCGCGATCTCCGTCGCGGCGTTGACGCCCGCCATCGTGCTCTTCGCGTACGTCCTGATCGTCGCCGACGACCAGGGGGAGAAGATCGACACCCTCGCCCAGGTCGCCAGCCGGCAGAACGAGGTGATCGGCGAGGTGTGCCAGCTCGCCGGCGGACAGGTCGCGGCGGCACCGCAGGCGCGCACGGCGTGCGAGCGGGTCGAACGCGGGGAGCCGGCGGTGCCCATCCCCGTGGCGATCACCGGGGAGCGGGGGCCGGAGGGCGTGGGGGTGAGCTACACGCGTCAGCTCGACCGCTGCTACGTCGAGATCGGACTGACCAGTGGCGCGGCGACCCGGTTCGGGCCGTTCTGCGGCGACATCGGGCCCACCGGCCCGACCGGACCCACCGGTCCGAGCGGGGAGCCCGGAGCCACGGGCCAACCGGGCGCGACCGGCCTGCCCGGACGGTCCGGCGTCGGCGTCGCGGAGGTGCGCGTCTCGACGAACAACCCCTGCTTCGTGGACGTCGTGCTGGACGACTCCAGCGTGCGCACGGTGGGGCCGTTCTGCGGGCCGCCGGCGGGCGAATTCAGCGTCGACCGTCCCGACGGCAGCACCGAACGCTGCACACGCGACGGTGGCGGCGACACCGCGCCCCACTACCGGTGCGCGGTCGTCACCCCGCCTTCCACGACGACGACCACGACCACCACCCGACTGCTCCCGACACGGTGACGGGCGCGGTGTGTCGCAACCCGGACGGCCGACTGTCGTGATCCCATCGAGAGGACAGGGAGGTGACAAAAAGTGGACAGCTGGGATGTCAACCAATGGCTGTACGGCGTCGACATCAGCAACTACCAGGAAGGCCTGACCGACTTCCACGCCGTGGCGCGGGCCGGCTTCGCCTTCGCGTTCATCCTGTGTTCCGACGGAACCTGGAAACAGCCCCACTTCCGCCGGCAGCTCGACGGGTGCCGGGACGCGGGAATGCTCGTCGCGGCCTACCACTACCAGCGCGCGAACCGTTCGGCCGCCGAGCAGATCCGGACGATCGTCGAGCAGGTGCCCGTCGATGTCCCGGTGGTCGTCGATGTGGAAGAGGGGTCCGGCATCGGCGTCGCCGGTGTCGACCTCACCCGGGCGATCGTGGACGGCCTACGACAGCGCGGCTATCGCGTGCCGCTGGTCTACATCCCCCGGTGGTACTGGACGGCCCCGGTCGACCACCCCACCCGGCCCGGCCTCGGCTACGCCTCGCTGGCGGGCCTCCCGCCGCTGTGGGCCAGCTGGTACCCCGACTACGTCACCCGCCCCAAGGAGGACGGGGCCCGGACGCTTCCCCGGTCGGTGTGGGACGGCTACGGGGGCCTGCCGGTGCTGGTGACCCAGTTCACCTCGTCCGGCCGCGTGCCGGGCTACGGCGAGGCGATCGACCAGAACGCTTTCCGAGGCAGCCGTGAGGACTTCGCCGTCCTGCTCGGCGGAGAGGTACCGGACATGCAGCTCGACGACACGATGCCGTTCTGGCAGGACGACGAGAACCCGATCCAGCCCTACACGCTGCGCGACGGCTTCTACGGCATGCACCTGCACGCCAAGAAGGGGCACCTGCTGCTCCAGAGCGTCGTCGTGCCCCTGCTCCAGACCATGCAGGCGCAGCTGGCCGCCGTCACGGCCGACCCGGACATCACCCCCGAGCAGCTCGCCCAGATCAGCAACGACGCCGCGATGGCCGCCGCGATGGCGCAGACCACGGTCGTGGTGGCCGCCCTGCGCACCGAGCTGTTGCCGATGGTGGAGAACGCGCTGGAACTCGTCCAGGACGCCGACAACGCGGACGAGGCCCGTCGCACCGCCACGGATCTGCTGAACCTGCTCCGCGAAGCACTGGGCGCGCCGCCGCAGGCCGTCCCGAAGCAGCTCGGCGCGGCGACGGTGAACGTGGCCGACCGCAACGCCGACGGCGTGCGCGGCGGCGCGGCGGCCCCCGACGGGGTCGGCGGCCCCACCCCCGACGACAAGACCCAGGAGTGATCGGTGTTCGAGATCGAGTTGCCCCAGCTGTTGTCGTTCCTGATCGGGACGATCCTGCCCCTGCTCACCGGGCTGGTGACGCGGTGGAACGCCGGACCCGGCGTGCGCGCGGTCGTGCTGCTCGCCCTCTCGGCGGTCACCTCGCTGCTGACGGAGTACCTGGCCGCGCTCAACGGCGGCACCCTGTTCGACGTGGGCGCGGCGTCGCTCGGCGCGCTGGCCACCTTCCTGGTCGGAGTGGGCTCCCACTTCGGGTTCTGGCGGCCGACCGGTGCGGCGCGGGCGCTCCAGGCGACCGGCGGGTTCATCGGCGGTTCACGTGGGAACACGCGCGGCCCGGGCGGTACCGTCGCGCCATGACCAGCGCGCAGTCCGACAGCGGAACCCCGCCGCAGGGGTTCGAGACCAAGCAGGTGCCGGGCTACGTCCCGGCGGTCGTCCCGATGGGGGGCGAGGTGGTGAACCAGGGCATCACGCCGGGGTTCAGCAACACGCCGGGTACCGACCCGACCCAGCCCAAGAGCGACCGCGCGGCGGCCGACGGCGGCAGCACCCCCGAGGGTGACGAGCAGGGCGGCGACTCGCCGGCCAAAACCACCACGACCTCCCGCAGCGGCGGCAAGGCCGGCGGCGCGAAGTCCTGACCCTCACACGAAAGCCCCGGGATCGCCTTCCCGGGGCTTTCGTGTGTCGGGGGTCAGCCGTTGCGCACGACCTCGGCGTGCCCCTCGTACTCCACCGCAGCGTCCAACAGCGGCAACAGCGCGGCCCAGGTGTGCGGGTCGTCCGCCATCAGCCTCTCCAACGCGCCGGGCGTGCCGATCAGCTTGTCCGCCAACTCTCGCGCGGCGGCCACCAGTCGGCCCGTACTGCGCTCCAGCAGCTCTTCCGGTCGCAGACCCCGACCGCAGGTCCCGACAGCCGGGACCCGGCGCGTCATGGCGCGCCGGGTCGCGTCAACGGGTTGCGGTAGTCGGGATCCTCCATCCGTGCCAACAGTTCCCGCACGTGCTCGACCTCGTTCGCCCAGCACACCGCCGCGCCCGCCTCCTGCCAGATCCGCAGGCGCTGCATCTGGAGCGCGGTGGGTTTGCGGCCCGGAACCTTCATCTCCACCAGGACCATGCGGCCCCGATGGCAGGCGAAGATGTCCGGGTGCCCCGGTTCCCCGTGCGCTCCGGTGTGTTTCTTGAACGCGTAGGTCGCGGGCAGCGACTTCAGGTACTTCAGCACGGCCTCGGTGCGGGCCGTCTCCGACCTCACCGGCTCCGGCGGCCCGGATTTCCGGACCGCCGGGGGCGGGGGCGGGTTCCAGTCGTCGTCGACGGGGGCTTCGGTCACTGGACGACCTCCAGGTCTGCGGGCAGCAGGTCGCGGCGTCGGACGAAGTTGGCGGGGTTGGACGCGCTGAGCAGCCTCAATTCCTCGTAGGCCCGGGTGACCGCGACGTAGAACAGTCTGACGGTCTGGTCCCTGCCGTTGACGGAGGACAGTTGCGCCACGCCGGCGGCGGACAGGTCGGGGCTGACGTAGACCACGTCCGACGCGCCGCCCTTGACGCTGTGGATCGTGCCGACGGTGACCGGCGGGGGCGTCGCCAACGCCGCGATGCCCCGGTGCCGTGCCACCTGCAACGGGTAGGCGACCGCCCGGACCTTGCTGGGCAGGATCGCGCCCGCCAGCCACTCCAGGTCGCCGTCCACGGCCAGCTCGTAGGCGTCGCGGTCGGTGAACAACGCCGACACGTCCTCCTCGGCCAGCTCCCCGTCGGGCAGCAGCTCGGCCTGGGCCTTCACCCCGCGCCGCAGGCCCGCCTTCTCCGCGCTCACCAGCGGCAACCACGCCCGCACGTCACGGCCGGTCCACAGTCGGCCGTGCGGGGTGTCGTCCAGCTCCGCGTTCATCACCAGGTAGCGGAAGACGCGCTCGGCGGTGGACATCCCGTTGACGGCTCCGCCCAGGGGATTCCAGCGCGCCTCGGTGGGGCGGTACCGGTTGCCGAACGGGATGCCCGCCTCGCGGAGTTGCTTGATCAACGGGTCGAGCATGTAGGAACAGGACGCGACCACCATCACGGTGCGCCCCGTGTCCAGTTCGGCCTCGATCCGGTGGATCAGCTCGGGGTCGCCCAGGTGCTCGCCCACGCAGAACGCCGCGCCCATCGGCGGTTCGTCCAGCTCGTTGCCCTGGTGGTCGGTGGTGCGCGGCAGGTAGTCCTTGGGTTGGCGTTGCGACAGCCGGCTGACCCAGCGCTGGGCGACGCGGTGCACGGAGACGGGGATGCGCCGCGACCGGTCGAGTACGTGGCGCTGGACCTCGAACCCGTCCTGCTCGGACAGGTTCAGCAGGCGAGAGGGGTCCGCGCCGCGCCACTCCATGATCGCCTGGTCGTCGTCGAGCGCGACCACCAGCGTGCGCGCGAGACGACCCCACGCCAGGGCGAGGTCGATTTCCAGGCGCGTCATGTCCTGGCCTTCGTCGACCACGATGACCATCGGCGCGCCCGGCGCGGGTTGCCCTTCGCGGGCGGACTCCAGCGCCATCTCGATCATGTCGGTGTAGTCCACGGCCTCGGCGTCGCGCTTCCACGCCGTCCACGACTCCGCGAACGCCGCGAGACGCGGCGGGTAGTCCTCGGGCGGGGTGTACGTGGCCCGTGCCTTGTCCAGGGCGGCCAGCAGTTCGTCGCCGCCTGCGGCCGTGGTCATCTCGGTGTTGGACGCCCCACCCTCGGTCGCCGACTGCGGCGCGGTGCGCCGGTGGTCCTCGGTGATGCGCCACTGCATGCCGACCGACTCGTTCCAGCCGCGTAGGACTTTCGGGTCCAGGGCGACGTTGAAGGTGTGGCCGATCGAGCGGAACGCGAGGGAGTGCAGCGTGCCCACCGCGCGGTCGGGCAGGCCCAGTCCGCGCGAGGCGATCTCCTGCGCGGCCGTCACGGTGAACGAGGCCACCACCAGCGACTCCGGGCCCCACTGCTCGACCACGGCACGTACGCGCTGGGTGAGGTAGTAGGTCTTGCCGGTGCCGGGTGGGCCGAACACGAGGTGCGCCGTGCAGCGCGGAGGGTCGGGAGCCTTCTCCTCGTCCATCGGGGGGATACCTCCAGGGGGTACTCGGAACGGAGCGTCTACATCGGACGGTAACGGGGAGATGCGGGAAGACGCCGGCGGCGGGGTTCGACCGGTCATCGCGGCACGGGCCGCGCGGGTTACCGGACCAGCCTGTAGTCCCTCTGTCCGCCGCCACCGACGGCGGGGCAGCGACTGCGGAAGGCGCACTCGGTGCAGTTCGTCCCGTCCGGGGTGGCCGGGTAGCGCCCGGCGTGCTCGGCGGCGTACGCGGTCACCTCGTGCCCGCGTACCCGCTCGGCTGCGGCGTCCTCGGGGAAGTCCTCCAACACCACCTCGTACCCGCCGGTGACGGAGAACAGGCCGACCGAGACCCGCCGGACCCAGGGCCACCGCTGGAAGACCGCCCGGACGTAGGCGGCCAATTGGTCGTCCTCGACCAGGTCGGCCGGCTTGCCCAACGACGACACGGCCCGGCGCTTCCAGTCGCGGACGTGCACCGAGTCCACCCCCACGCGCAGCACCAGGTCCGGGATCACGCGAAACCGGGTTCCGGACGGGCCTGTCATCGGCAACTCCTCCTCCACCGCCAGCACGGCGGCCGGGTGGGGGCAGGGCAGCCGGTCGAGCAGCGAGACCACCTCGGAGGCGACCTGGAACCGCTCGGGCGAGTCGAAAGGCAGGCGCGCGTCATGCCAGGCCCGGTCCACCGCTCTCAACGCGAGGGGCGTGAACACGGCCATGCGTCGGCCCGGTCGCTGGTCCTCGTCGTCCCGCGCGGCCGTGTAGGCGGTGGCCAGGCCGGCGTGCGCGACGCCGCCCAGCGCGGCGGGGGTCGTCGGCCGAACCACCCCCGGCGGGGTGTCGCGGGGGGTGCCGTCGGTGGACAGCCGCCACGCCAGCGGGCACGACCGGTAGCGCACGATCGCCGAGGGCGACCAGACACGGTCGCTCATTCGTTCTCGCCCCGGGGCGCGGGGGCCACGTCCGACGACGCGGCGCTGATCTTCCCGATGCGGGCCCGCCAGGTGGCGCGCACCTTGACTCGCGCCTCGTCCGGGATGCCGGCGGTGCGCGCGTCGTGCACGAACCCCTCCAGCTCCGCGAGGGTCATGCCGTCGGCGTCGACGGCCGTGGTCTCGACTGTGATCCCGATCTTCTTCATGCCGGTTCCTTCCGGGGCGGGTCGAACAGGGCGAACTGGTCGGAGTCGGGTTCGGGGCCGCGCGGGGTCCCGGCGCGGCGGTCCATCTCGTCCGCGATCTCGGTGAAGGCGCGTTCGAGCCGGTCGCGGTCGCGGGCGGCGTGTCCCGTCCGTCGGGTTTCATCGGCCAGGCGACGCGCCTCGGCGGCCAGCATCGTCGATGCCAGCCGCCGGGCCTTGCGGTAGTTCATCCGCCTTACCCCACCGTCAACGGGTGGCCGATCGCGTCCGCCCACGCGTCGTAGCAGAAGTCCGGCAGGTGCTCGCCGGACGGGTAGGTCGCGTCGCCGGCGCACAGGTCGGCGTCGGTCTGCGTGACGTGGCCGCACCCGCAGTAGGCGCAGAGGCAGTCGTCGCAGCACAGACGGCCCTGGTCGTCGTCGCACACCAGGTCGGCCTTGCCCGTGACGGGGAAGAGCTGTCCGGGGTCGACCGTGAAGCTCTGCGCGCAGTAGAAGCAGCGGGCGGTGAACCGGATGGCGGTCGCGGTGTTCGTCATGGGCATAGTCTAGCCGGCCTTTCGGCGGCTAGTCAACTTCCCGCTTGCGACCAGTGCTACCGCCTCCGGGGTCATCACCACCAGGCCGGTCGACGTCCGGTACAGCGGGACGGTGGTCTCCGCCCCCGCCAACGTCGGCATCCAGGACGTCAGCCGCTCGTGCTCCGCCTGCCGGGCCCGCCGACGGCGGTGCAGGCGAGGGATCACCACCAGCCGGGCCAGCACGACCGCCACCGCGACCGCCACGGGGAACAGCCCCGCCCACACCGCGACCACGACGTCAGTCCTCGTCGCGCAGCGGCAGGCGCAGGATCGCGTCCGCGCTGCGCATCACACGCGCGTTCAACAGCGCCTCCACCACGTCGTCGGCCGCGCGGTGCGGGCGCACCAGGTCGCGGCGC